AGGCTTACTGGAACACAGAATTGAACCTTGATGAAGTCAGGTTGACCTCAGAAAAATACTACATTGGTGACACTTACAAAGAAGAGGACTTGTACGATTTTCAAATTCCTTATAAAAACAATCGCATTATTACAGCCATTGAAACTTTACTTCCGACTGCTACTTCTCAAGTTCCACAACCCGTTGTTACTGAAGGAAATGATACTGACGAGTCAAGGCTTTTGGCTCACGACTTGGAAGATGTGCTTTTAGCTTATTATGAAGACCTGGACATAAAAGGTTGCTTCACAATGTCCATTCGTCACATTTTGGAAGGACTCAGAGTTGGTGTTTTGAAATACTACTTTGACCCAGATGCGGGTGAGCGACTTCCTGACGGTTCACACAAAGGTGCAATTTGTGTTCAAGCGGTGCGACCAACCAAAGTTGTATTTGCTGCAAGGGCTTCAGACCCAGACAACATTAAACTTATTGCAGAATATGTTGAAAACACGATTGAAGAATTGTTGTTTATGTTCCCTGATAAAAAGGACGAAATTTTCAAACATTGGGGAATTAAGCGTGGTGTCAGGACTCAACTTGCAAAAACTGTAGGTTATGAGGAAGTCTGGTTTACTTACTATGATGCTAAAGGTGAGCCTCAAGAAGCTTTGGCATGGGCAGTTGGTGACCAATTACTTTTGGGAGCTAAGAAAAATCCAAACTGGAATTATGATGAGTATGAACAACAACCTGACGGTAAAAACAAACGACTTAACTTTTTTGATTCCCCCAAAAAGCCATATATTCTCATTAACCACTTGAACCTTGGTAAATATGTTATTGACGACACCTCACTTGCTGACCAGGCACGCCCACAACAGGACATTTTGGAAAAGACGGGAAGGCAAATCAATGAAAACGCTGACCAGGCTGTAAGTGGACTTGTTCTTAACTCAAATATGATTTCACCAGAAGATGCTGCAAAGCTTATTGGTGACCCAACTGAAAAAATCATGGTTGACGGGGATGTTCGTGAAGCTGCAGCAAGGCTTCCATACAATATGTTGCCTGAGTATGTAAATCGAGTGAAACAGGATGCACGAGGGGAAATTGACAACATCTTTGGAGCAAATGCAGCTCTCAGAGGTGAAGAACCAAAGAGTGATGTTTTGGGTCTTCAAGTATTGTCACAAAGAGCTAACTCAGGACGACTTCAAACTCTCACAAATGCAATCGAGGCTGCAGCAGCGAAACTTTATCCTGCTCTTGTTCAAATGATGAAGGTGTATATGGATGAGCCAGACATTGTTCGCTACACGCCTGCTGAAGGAAAAACACGCTTTATAAATTGGAGCAGTGACAAGATTGAGGACGGCATTAAAGTTCGAGTTAAGCAAGGCAGTGCAATGCCACGAGACAAAGAGTCTATTCGTGCAACTACAGTTCAGACAATGGCTGTTCTTGACCCACTTACCCTGGCTGAAGGACTCGATATGCCAAACCCCAAAGAGACTGCAAAACGTATTGTTTATTACAACTTCTTTATGGATAAATACCTTACTGAAGTTTTGGCTGATGATGGTTCAATGGTTGACCCACAAGCGGTTGCTGACATTCAACTTCTTTTGAAAGGCCAAGTGCCACCAGTTCCTGAAGCCCCTTCAAAACAGTATTTGGCAACTTTTGAGAGGTTCTTAAATAGCAATGCATTTAATGCAGTTCAAGACGTGACCATAAAACAAAACATTGTGGCTTTTGCTAAGGCAATAAATGACAAGGCAAAGGGTGGAATTGGTGAACCTTCTACACCTATTTCACCACAAGCACCTGAAGCACCGACACCTGCTGAAGCTGAAGGGACTGTGCCACAACCAGGGGAAGCGACTGCACCTGCAGCACCTGCACCTGCAGAGGGTGCACAACCGTCAGTTGCACAAACACCTACTAATGGACAGAATTTTGTGCAAAGGGTAGTATCAAGATTAAGAGGACAATAATATGCCAATAAACAAAAAAGGTAGAGAAATAATGTCAGCCATGAAAAAAGAATATGGCGACAAAGAAGGCGAGAATGTTTTTTATGCTTCAAAAAATAAGGGCACAATTACTGGTGTTGAAGGTAAGGATAATAAAAGAAAAATTGCAATGGTAGCTCGTGCCGTTTCAAAAAAAGCTTAATATGGATATGGAAATGCCTTCAATCTCAAAAGAATATCAAAAGAAAAAAGATGTTATGGCAAAACGCCTCAGTGCATTGGGGAAGGATAATCCTATTGTTGCAAAAGCGGTGAAAGCACAGCAACCACCAATGGAAGACACTAAATGGAAGGAATGGCAAATTGTTGATGAGTTGGTATCTGCTGCAAGGCGTGAGTATTTTGACAAAGAAGGTGGAAATATGAGTGCTTGTATTTCTAGCCTCGCAGATGCCCTGGAAAAACTTTCTACAAAACTTGGTGTTGACAAGAAAAAAGCTAAGGGCAATAATGTTTCTAACGAAGAAGATTACTGAAAACTTGACAACGGGTTACAAGTAATTTATCTTTAATAAAGTAGAGGTCACATAAGACCCGCCAAATCTAAGGGCGGGTATTTTTTTTGAAATAAAATATGCAATTCACAAATCGAGTATTAACTACAACTCAGGACAAAATCGTTCCAAAGACGTTTGATAACTTCTTGTCTGATTCTTTCGCAACTTTCCGATTCATTGGCAATGGTAGTAAATGGGTAGGTGAGTCATTAAAGTTCCCTATTAAAGTTCGCAAAAATACACAAGGTCATTCCTTCTCTGGTCTTGATACTCATGGAGTTGATGCAGTTGAAACACGAGATTTTCTTACTTACAGACTCAAGGCTTATGAAATTCCAGTTGCAATTCCTGGTCTTGACCGATTAGTTAATACTACTGAGGCACAAATCATTAACTTGGTGAAGACTGAAATGGAATCTTCAGCACAGGACGGTATGGATGATGTTGCAGATATGTTCTACGGTGACGGTACTGGAAATGGAAGCAAAGACTTTGAAGGTGTTGAAAACTTAATTGACGACACTGTAAATGTTGGTGAACAATCTCGTTCAACTATTCCAACACTCGTTTCTGAAGTTCTTGACTTTAATGGACAATTCACCCTTACCAAAATGGCAACCATGTTCAGTGGTGCAGCAGGTGGAACAGCAACAAAGCAAAGACCAACCATTATTACTTCTGACGAAACTGTGCTTGATTTTTATGAAAGTACACTTTTGCCAACAGTCCAGGCAAATTATGAAGCAACAGGTCTTCCTGTAGTTACTCGAAGCTCAAAAGGTGCTATTCCTGCAGCTCAACTCAAAGGTTCAGCAGGGTTTACCTCACTCATTTATCGAGGTGTACCTTGGGTAGCTGATGAAAAAGCAACCGCACAAAAGATTTATGGTCTTAATGAAAACTACCTTGAATGGTTTGGAATTAACGACCCAGATATGCAACAGGTTGATTTCGGTGGAGCAATTGATGGGGTATATGCTGAAATTCCTTCCAAATACTCTGGTCTTAACTGGTCAGGAATGATGAAGCCTGTAAATCAATATGGAACTGTTGGACACATTTACCTTTTTGGTAACTTTGCAACAAAGCAACCACGAAGAAGTTTCAAAGGTGAAGAGGTTACAGGAGTATAATAAAAAAATATGATAAATTTACTTGCACAAAACGTATTTCAAGAAAGTTCTGTACCGTTGCATCAAATTGGTGCTAAGGCAGAGACTGAAGATGGAAGAGTTTTCCGATATGCTCAAATGGGCGAAGCCATTAGTGTTGGAGAACTGACAGTTTCCCCTGCAATTGATTCTGCAACTGTAAACATGGCAGTTACAACGGCTGCTGCAATTGGAACTAAAAAGGTTTACTTCACACACGCAGCCACAACCAGTGCTGCAAATGAATACGCAAATGGCTTTATGATTGTCAGTGCAGGAACTGGAATTGGACAAACTTTGAGAATTTCAAGTCATGCAGCGTTCACTTCTGGTCAAACAGGATGTGTACTTAATCTACAAGACCCACTTTTAGTAGCTCTTTCAACCTCTGATTCTACGATTGATATTGAAAGAAACCCTTGGCTCAATGTTGTGACAACTGCAAGTTCAGTAACTGTTCCTACAGGTGGAGCTTTAAGGAATTTCACATCAGGATATTATGGTTGGCTACAAACAAGAGGTGTCTTTGGAGCACGAGCCGATGGCACAGTGACTGCAGGATATGGGATGATGATGGATGCTTCCACTGCAGGCGATGTAGACTTGGTTGGAACAGCCACACAGCAATATATAATTGGTAACTTTATTCAAGCATCTGCTTCTGGTAAATACCACGCAGTGTACTTGAAGATTGATTAACTTTAATAGCGTTTTGACGAGCAAATCAGGAAACGCAAAGGTATAACCCCTTTGCAGGGGTTTTTTTTAATAAAATGGCTAAAAAGAACAAGAACAACCAAGTAGAAAATGAAACTGTTGAAGCAGCAGAGCTTAATGCGAGTAATTTCAAAGGTTACAGTATAACCTGGCTTAAAAAGTTACGAGCAGAGGGTGAACCACACCCAACAGCAGACCATTTAGTTGACGAATTTGACGCATTAACAAGTCCTGAAGGTGGAAATGGACTCCCACCTGAAGAAGTACCAGGAGTAGAAGAGAGTTCAGAAAATAAATAATATGGGCAGAGCAGACGCATACATACCAGCATTAAGATACGGCCACAAGGTTTATCCTGAGAATATCGCAGGAATGGTTGGTTTGCCTTCAGTAGGTGAGATTTTCTATGTTGACCCAACTGCAGGTTCTGACACCGTAAACGCAGGAAAAAATGTAGATGATGCTTTTGCAACTCTTGCCAAGGCTTTAAGCGTAATTTCAGCAGACAATGATGATGTTGTTGTTGTTGCAGGAACTGGCTCAACTGGTAGAACTGCTGAAACTGATAATATTGATTGGAATAAAAGACGCACACACATTGTGGGAAATGGAGTACCACGCAGGATTAACAACAGAAACGGACTTGGCACAGCTTCAACTTTGACAGGTGAAACAACTACTGCAATTTTTACAGTAACAGCTAATAACTGTACTTTCACCAACCTTTCTTTTGCAACCTTCCAAGACAATAACATTCTTGTTGAGGTTCAATCAGACTACAACACATTTACCAATGTCCACTTTCAGGGAATTGGAAATGACACAACTGGTGATGATACAGCAGCCCGCTCATTACTCTTAACAGCTTCTGAAGAGAATGAATTTGTAAATTGTACGATTGGACTTGATACTGTTACCCGAAGTGCAGCAAATGCTTCTCTTGAATTGACAGGTAGTTGTGCACGAAACAAGTTCTTTGGATGTGATTTCCCACTTTATGCGGACAACGCAGGTGCTTTTTGGGTAAAAGCTGACACAGGAAATTGTTTTGAAAGGTTCTTACTCTTTGAAAATTGTAATTTCTATAATCCAACTGACGGTTCATCCACTGGATTAACTGCAGGAATGAAACTTTCAGCTACTGGAAATGGTGAAATCCGAATGATTAACAGCACTTGGAACGGTGCAACTGATTTGGCAACTGATTACACTTGCCTATACAGCAACACGCCTGTATACGACACCCAGGATTCTGGTAAAGCTATTAAGGTAACTACTTAATAATCTTGACCTCTTCATCAATTTTGGTGCTATACTGATTTATGAGCAAATACGATGCTGCAATGGATAGGGATGCAAACTTTCAACCTATTGGTGGATTAAGCTTGCCCTTCAAGGCTTCAAAACGAATTACTTTCCTAGGTGGAACAAGTGATGCAATTGGTGATAAAGATGGTGCATTGGCTACTTTTCCTATTTTTACAGTGACAGGGGATGTTTTGGTGTGGGTTGCAGGAATGGTAAAAACAACCTTAGTTGGGGCAGGTACGCTTGAAGTTGGTATTCCAAACAACACTGCAATTCTTATTCCACAGGTAGCTGATGCAACAACTCTAGCTGTTAATGAGCTTTGGCATGATGCTACTTCTGTTCTTGGTGAAGGGTTTACTCCACAAGTTCATGGTATTGGAGGGGGACTTGATATAAATGGAATTGTTGCTTCAACTGATATTACTGCAGGTGTGATTGATTTTTATTGCTTCTGGCGACCACTTTCTTCAGACGGTAACGTGGTTGGTGACTAACGTAGTATGATGTCCTTATGCGGGACATTTCCTCAATTAAAGCTCAAGCACTGAAACGTGAAGAAAAACCATTTTCACAAACTAGAGTAAGACCACATGAAATTGAAACACTCTCCTCACGCAGGCAGGACGAACTCAAAAAAGACCCAATTGCCAATTCTCTTTTTGATGGGGTAAAAATAAATTCTTCTTTGAAGAAGGCAATTGCGAAGAAAAAGGTGGAATTGGAAACTGTAACTGAGAGCGTTAAATCAGTTGTGGCGGGTGCAAAGGCTGAAGTAGACAGAATACTGGCCAGAGCAAATGAAGACGCTGATTTAATGCGTAGTGAAGCAGAAAAGGCCAAAAAAACAACTAACGAGACATTGGATGCAATAAAAGCCACTCAAATAAGGATAAATGAAATTGGCAGAAAAATTGAAGAACGTGAAGGCAATGTAAACAAAAGAGAGGTTTTAGTTGGCATTGCAGAGGAAGATGTAAACAAAAAGATTGAAGAATCAAAGCTTTTGGAGCAAGAATCTAAAAAGCGAAAAATTGAGGCTGAAAAAGCTTTTGTAACAGCCGTGACATTGCTTCAAATGGCAACAGAACACTTATTGGAGGTTCAAAAACTGGAAAGTGAAACTACAAGTGGTGTTTACGAAATGGTGCAAAAAGCTGATACAATGATTAAACGAGCTATGGACTTGGTTTCTACTTTTGATGCCAGGAAAGTTGCTCTTGAGAAGAAAGCCGTTGAGCTTCAGGATAAAGAAAAATTGCTTACTGACAGACAACAAATGTTGGAACGCACAGCTAAGGAATTAAAGAAAAAATAATATGCCAAGTGAAATTTTCAAACCAGATGAAAACTATAAGGCGGGTGGAGTTATTGGGGGTTATTCTTCAGCAGATGCAATTGGTGAAACTAACCCGACCAAAATTGTTGCACGCTTCAACCCCACTACAGGAAGACTTCTTGTTGATGCTTCAATAACTACAGATGATATCCCCGCTTCAGGTGTTACTGATGCAGTTTCAGTTCAAATTGTTGATGCTAGTGGAAATCAAATAACTTCTTTTGGTGGGGGTGTGCAATATACAGAAGGGGACACAGACGCTTCAATTACAGGAAACGCTTTAATGTTGGAAAAGGATTCCAATACACTAACTGCTGTAAAAGATGATACTGGTTTTGGAGATGATGTGTCTTCAGGAATACTCTCAGGAGCAATCAGACTTTATAATGCAGGTGGTTCACCAGGATATGACAGACTCAGAGGTGACGCTACAAACGGTGCTTGGGTGAATATTAAAAATAGCCCTCAGACAATTACGGGTATTGGGCATGGAGTCAAAACCGTAACAACTGCAGGAACTGATGTTGCCCTTGCTTCAACTACAGCTTGTAAAAGAGTTATTGTTCAAGCACAGACCGACAACACTGGATTTATCGCAGTTGGTGCAACAGGAGTTGATGCCACAGTTGCTACAGGAACAGGTGTGCTTCTTTATGCAGGAGACTCAATTGAGCTTGATATTGACGACCTTGCAGATATTTTTATTGATTCTACAGTCAACGGTGATGGTGTTCGCTACACATACTTTACATAAATGGGAGTAACAATAAGTCCAGTCAGGTCAATAGCAAAAACAGGAAGTGCACAACTTAGGGGCAACGTCACGCTTTCTGAGGGGTCAAACATAACTCTTACTCAAAGTGGAAATGACATTTCCATTGCAGCTTCAGGTGGGAGTGGGGATATGGTGCTTGCTTCAGTTCAAACTGTCACAGGAGCAAAGACTTTTAACGCAGGAAAACTTCTTGATAAAGGTGAGATTGTTTTTGATGTAAAAGCGTATGGGGCAGTTGGCGATGGTTCAACAGACGACACAGCAGCAATTCAGTCAGCAATTGACGCAGCAAATACTGCAGGTGGTGGTATTGTGTGGTTTCCAAAAGGAAATTACAAGCTCGTCACAAATCCAATTAAGTTGTATTCTGGCTCAACTCCGACAATCGTTCCATACAACAACATCACTCTTCTTGGGGCAGGAAGTGATGGAATAAATGGAAGTCAATTAAAACAAACTTCAACGGGAGTAGACACAATTAAGGGATTAAATGATGCAGCCAATGGAGCACAAGCCCTTAATAATCGAATTATGAACCTTTCATGTGTGTGGGGAACGGCTACAAAAACAAACTCAGGAAATGGAATTTACCTTGCACAACAAGCAGCAGATGGCCCAAGTTTTCAAGATTGGAGTATAGAAAATGTCGTATGTTCGGGATTTCAAGCAACTGGAAAATATGGATTTAATCTTGAAAGTATTATTACTTCAAATCTTAAAGTTTGTCAGGCAGTTGACTGTGCTAATGGATTTTTATTAAACGGTGATAGTGCAACGACTGGGTACAGCTCAGTGAACACCTCAACAACACTACAAAATTGTTATGCAAATCTTTCAACAAATGGAGTAAATGGATATAGAATAATTGACAGCACTTATTTAAGTCTTGTTGGTTGTGCTGCTGATTTTGGTGCAAATTCTGCAGGTAGTGGATACTTAATTGAAGGAAGTAATGATGTTTCTTTGATAGGTTGTGGAGTCGAGCTTGATGGAACAGTTACCCTCACAAATGGATTTAAGGTTGATGATGATGCAAATACAAATCCTTCTGCACAGGTAAACCTCATTGGTTGTTATATGTTTCAGCCAAAGAGTACAAAAAGTGTTTATGTCACAGGTGCTTCTGTTGGAGTTACTTTGATTGGTTTTCAGGTAAACAGTGCAGTTTCAGGTGATGTTGGAATTACACTTGATGCAGGGACTTCTTTGACAAACATTGATAGTGATATTGCAGGGTCAAGCACTGCAACTTCAATAAATGCTACGGCAGTTTATAAGACCCCTGGAACACCAAGAAGAAATACTGTCACTTCAAGTGCTACTCCTTCAATCAATGTTGGGGCAACTGATGTTTTTGATATTACAGCTCTTGCCACAAACATTACTTCAATGACCACAAACCTCACTGGAACAGCAGTAGATGGTCAAAAATTGTGGATTAGTTTTCTTGGTACTGGGTCACGAACAATTGCCTGGGGAAATAGCTTTGAAAGTGGAGCTGCAACATTACCAACTTCTGTATCTACAACACGCATTGATGTAGGTTTTATTTGGAATACAGCAACTTCAAAGTGGCGATGTATGGCAGAAGGTTAGTTTATACTTAATACATGGCAAGACTTGGAACATTTGGTTTTGAGCTTCAATCCTTAACCGCAGGGCATGAATTTACAGCCCCTATTGGTGGTGGTGAGTCAATAAACACAACAACAAAACATAGTGGTGCAGCAGCACTTCGTGTTAATGGCTCTCTCGCAGATGGTTCTGCAATGGGTGTTGGACACACACCAGTCACAGCTTATGGTGGAACAGTTTATGTGCAGTATTGGATATATATATCAGCTCTAAAAGAAGCTGACGGGGTTTTGTATTTTAAGATGGGAAATGCGGGAAGTGCAGTGACTGGAATTGATGTGCAAATTACAAAAGAAAGTGGAACTCCAACAATGCATATTTATTATAATGATTATGCTTCTGAGCTTTCAAACACTGCAACAATAACCACTGGAACATGGACAAGAATTGAATTTTTATATAAACCTTCAAATGCAGGTGCGACTGACGAAATTACAGTCAAAGTAAACGGTACACAAGTAGCCTCAGCAACAAACCTCACTCTTTCTTCTGTAACTTCTGTTGTTTATTGGGAAATAGGTCGATATAACCAAAATGGTGGTGGTGTAGCTGATACTGATACTGATGCTTACTATGATGACATTGTTTTTGACAATGCAGCTTATCCTGGTGGCTCAAGTATTGCGGTAGCTATTCCAACTGGTGCAGGCGACAATGCAGCAACAACAGGGACAGCCTCGATGATTGGTGAAATTCCACCTTCTGATACTGCAACAAGTGGCGTAACAATGGTTGAACTTGACTCAAATGGTGTGATTGGCGATTATGCAATGACCGATACAGGCACACTTGGAATAAGTAGCAGTGCAACCATTAAAAGCGTAAATCTTCTTGCTCGTATTCGTGAAGAGGCAGCAGGTACTTCTTCATATCAGTTACGAATAAAGTCAGCTTCGGGGGGTACTGTATCATCAACAACTGCAGCCGATGCGGGAAATGCTACGGCTCGCACAAACCCGTCAGGTACTACAGCTTTTAGTAAGATATTTATTTCAGAAACTGACCCTACAACAGGTAGTGCATGGACACCAACAGGAACAAACTCAATTGATAATATGCAGTGTGGTTTGACAAATGTGGATGCTGATTCAACCCCTGACCTTTGGTGTTTAGGGCTTTATGCAATGATTGAGTATATTCCCCCCGTGACTTCAGCAAGTCCTTCTGTTTCACCATCAGTTTCACCGTCAGTGAGTCCTTCAGCTTCAGTGAGTCCTTCTGTGTCACCTTCAGTAAGTCCCAGTTCATCGGTGTCACGGTCTGCTTCTCCTTCAGTTAGTCCAAGTGTGTCTCCTTCTGTTTCACCCTCATTGTCCCCCAGTGCAAGCGTTTCACCTTCGGTGTCTCCTTCTGTATCACCGTCAGTTTCACCTTCAGTATCTCCTTCAGCAAGTGCATCACCAAGTGTGTCTCCAAGTGCATCAGTAAGCCCTTCTGCAAGTCCTTCTGCAGCTCCTGCAACTACAAATTTTTTCTTGTTTATTGAGTAAATTTGACAAATATGATTCAGTTTGTGGTATAGTTGTTTTTGTAACGAGGTTCAGGAAACCCATAAATATGTCACAATTAAATTTCGGTAAAAATAACCCCAAAGCACAGCAATTTACAGAAGAATTGAATTCTCTTCTTGAAAAATATCAATATACATTTACTGCAGAGCTTGATGTAACTGTCAAAGGCGTTGTTCCAATTCTTTGTATTCGTGACATTATCCCCGCAAAAGAAGAAAAAATAACTCCTGAAACAACATTTCCTATTACCATTAGTAAAAAAGAATAAATATGCACGAAGACCAAACACTTTACAACCAAGTAACTGTACAAAACATTGACAATGAAGACTTTATTTTCAAAGTTAATCGTGAGCGATACATCATTCATGCGGGTGAGACTCGTATTTTTATGAAGTTTATGGTTCGTCCAATGTTGAAACACTTGATTGATAAAATTCTTATAAAGCGTGAACCTACAGGGAAGCTTTTAAGAAATCAAAAATTACGTGATGAATTGGCTGCACAAATTGTTTTGAAAGAGGAAGCTTATGAAAAACCTCGCCCACTCACTGACCATGAACTTGTTGATGAAATAAACAAAGAGCCTGAACTTGACCGAATTTTGGCTAAAAACAGAAGTAGGTTACAAAAAGCTGAAGTACCACCTGCCATTCCAACACCTCCTGTTGAAATGCCACCAGTAGTTGTTCCAACTACACCAGTTGAGACAATCACCGCAAAACCAACAGAACCTGTTGAAACACCTTCGACAGAAGAAACTTTTGACCAGGTTGAAGAAGAAAAAAAGGCGAGTGAAATTCCAACCCGTGAAGAAATGCTTGCCTATGCAAAAAACACTTTGAAACTAGATATTACTGAGCCTAAAACAAAGAAAGCTTGGGATGCAATGACCGACCAACAGCTTTTTGTTGAGCTTAGTTTGGACAAAGAAGAAGATTTAACTGAGTTAGGATTTAAGAAAAAATAATGGGAAAAATACAAGCAGACCCAAACTACATTGACCCTGAAGAGCAAATTGAAGGTGATGAAGATTTGCCAGGACTTGAACCCTCTGAAAACGAGGATGATGTAGTTATTGCAAATGAAGGTACGCCAGTTGTTCCTACTGAAGGGGAAGAAGATGAAGACGAAGGTGGAAAAGGAGAGCCAGAAAAACCATTTTTAACCTTCAAAGACCAGGCAGAATATGATGCTTATATTAAAGCTCACCCACCTGTTGTGACTCCTGAAAAACCAACACCACCTGCACCACCGAAGCCAGAAACCCCAACAGAAGAAGAAGATGAATTTGATAAGATTGAGCTTTTCAAAGGAAGTGTTGACCCTGAAACTGGTAAGTGGGTTGGTGAAGTTCCAAAAGACTGGAACGACTTTGCTCGCAGAATTATGAAGCAAATGTCACCTAAAGTTTATGCTCCAAAGATTGTTGAGCAAATCAAAAACATGACTGCAAAAGAGAAGGCAGAATTTGATTCAATCAACCAAGAATTTGACCAGGAATTTGATGCAATGGCAACTGAAGGTCTTGTTCCAAAAAGAGGCACAAAAGAAGGCGATGAAGTAAATGCCCAGATTTCAACCATTGGCGGGCAATATGGTCAAACTTCAATGCGAAAGGCTTATGAACTTTGGAAAAAAATTCCTAAAACTGAAGGTGGAGGGTTGGATTACAAACCAGAACCTGAGAAGAAAAAAGTGAACCCTTCAAAACAAGTATCTCGTTTGATTGGCTCACCTAAAGCTACCCAGACTGCAGGAAAGTCCAAATCAAAAGTGATTCCTTATGCTAAATTACATGGAGCACGCAGTGTTGATGATTTACTAGACGATGATGAATAATATGAGCGGTAAAAGAGTAAAACAATTAAAAAACGCACAAGAAGCCAAAAAGCTTGAAGCAGAAACAAGACTGAAGGCTTTTATGGCCGAAATTCAAAAACTGAGCGAGAAGTTTAGGGTTGATATGGTTGCAATGCTTGATTACAAAAAAACAGGTGTTGTTCCTGTTATCCAACTTATTGACGTTAAAGACAGGTATGAAGAGTTGAAAGGCAAAGCTGCAGAGGATGCAAAAAACGGTGTCGCTCCTGTTAATCCTAATGCCCCCAAGTTGGAAGTGTGATAGTATAATTTTGAAAGAGGCTCATTAAGCCCGCCAAAACTGGTGGGTTTTTTTATTTCAAAATTATGATTTCATTTGGAGAAGCACAAACACGATTTCAAAGACTTGCTCAGGACACGAGTGACGGTGCTTTGGCCTTTTTCAAAACAAGTTACAATGTTGGGCTTCACATTTTAGAGTCAGAGTTGGGTACTTTTTACACTGAAGAAACTTACACCGACACAACCACCGCTTCAAATAATTCTTACAAAACACCAGACCAATTTGTGAGGCTGAAAATAGCTTACGTTACTGTCAACAACATCAGATATGTTCTTGAGGAAATTCACGATGAGGACGAGTGGCAAGCGATGCTTGCTGCACAAATGAGTGGGACTTCAGACATTGCACGCTATATTTTTATAAGGCGTGACAGATTTGAGATTTTCCCAACCCCAACAGCCACTGCAGGAAACACAATCACTTTAATTTATGAAGCAGGTGGGCGTGATTTGGCATTTGACGATTACACAACAGGAACTGTGACAACTCTTGCAGCAGGTGCAGTAGCAGTTACTTTGTCAGGCTCAACCCTCACAAGTGCAATGGTTGGAAGATATTTCAAGGTAAACTCATATCCTGTGTGGTACAAAGTTGCCACCTTTGGAACAACCACAACTTTCACGATTGATAAAAAATATACAGGTGTTTCTATTTCTGCGGGGACTGAAGCTTACACGATTGGTGAAATGCCAAGAACTCCTGAAACACCCACCAAATACCAATTTGGCACAGTCTTATGGATTACTACCAGGGTTTTAAGCAAAACAAAGACAAAGGACTTTATTACAAAACTTTATATGAAGCTGATTTGAAGAGAGCAAAAATTACATACAAAAGGCGATACTCAAGCAATTACATACCTGGAAGAAAAGGGCGGGTAAGTCGCATTAACCCAAATGATTATCCGCAAAACTTGACATATTAAGTATGGTAACAACTCTATGGCAAAAGCAAAACCACAACCCATTAGCTTCACAAGAATAGTCTCAGGGATTGCAGACTACGACAAAGAGTCTGTACAAACTGATGGGGTCGCAATGATTCGACAAATTGATTATCGCAGTAACCCTCGCAAATGGACACTTTTGCCACGAACTGTCAAAGAGTCTGGTTCAGTCATTACAGGTCTTCCTTTGTGGGGGGACAGAATTGATACTGACGCATACATAGTGGACGATGCAGGAAGTATTTATAAAAGAACTTCTGCAGGCACAACAACCCTTCAAAGAGCTGTTTCAAGCTCACATGGAAATGGAATCAAATTTTTTGGTGAGGATAGTTTTTTGTACTACCCTTCTGACAAAGTTATTGGGCGATATGGTCGTATTGGAAGCTCTCCTTCTTGGACAGACGACTTTTTAGGGGCACAAGGTGGAGTCCCAACAAATACAGCTTCACTTGACCTGGAAAGTTCTTCTTCAAGGTATGCAACTGCAGCAGATTCTGCAACAACCTCAATAACTGGTGACCTTGCAATTGAGGTCAATTTCATGCCTGAAAGTTTGCCTACCACAGGGGCTGAAATGGTGCTCCTTTCAAAGTGGAATGAAAATTCAAATAAACGCTCATACAAACTTTCTATTTATGCGGTGTCAGGATATTTTGGTGACGGCTCTGACGGCACACTTACAATTTCAAGTGACACTACTGAAGCCCCGATTGACTCTGCTTGTTCAGGAACATCAGGCACAAACTCACTTACGGCAACAAATGCTTCTTTTGCTGCAAATCAAATAGTTCTTATCATGCAAATGACGGGAGCAAGTGCAGGAACGTGGCAAAGAAACAAGATTGCAAGCTACACCGCAGGAACAATAACTTTGGAAAATAACCTGAATTTTTCCTATACAACTGGTGCTCAGGTTCGTGTGCTCAAACAATACACAACAGTCACCATCAATTCAGCTAAAACTTATACTGTAAAAGCTTGGAATGGCACAGTTGGTGGAATTCTTGCTTGGATTGCAAATGTTTCTTCAGCGATAACTGGGACAATTACAGCTTCTGGTTCAAATGGAACTTCTGGTGGTGATGGTGTTGCGGGGGCAACAGGTGGAGGATTTCGTGGTGGTTCAGGAAAACACTCAAACCCTTCAACCGCAAACAGTGGAGAAGGAACAACTGGTGCATCGGTTGCCCAAACAGCAGCTAATGGAAATGGTGGGGGTGGTGGGGCAACTTCTGGGCCAAGTGCAGGATGTGGAGGCGGTGGAGGCGGAAATGGTGGAACTGGTGGTGGTGGAAGTGGGCAAGGGACTGGCGGAACAGGTGGTGGCACTTCAGGTACAAATGACCTAACAACCATGACAATGGGTGGAGGTGGTGGTGGTGGAGCTAATGACGGCTCTGAAGGTGGAAATCCAATTGGTTCAGGTGGTTCAGGTGGAGGAATTATTTTCCTCACTTCAGTTGATATAACCGTGCACGCTTCAACTGGAAATGTCACAGCAAATGGAGGAAACGGTGGAAACGCTGCATCAAATCCAGGTGAAGGTTCTGCAGGTGGAGCGGGTGCGGGTGGCTCAATCCTTTTCAAAGTTCAAACAGCAACACTTAACACAACTCGTGTTACTGCAACTGGTGGCACTGGGGGAATTAACACAAATACAAGCACTCAATATGGTGGAAACGGTGGGACTGGAAGAGTTCACATTGATTATTTGACAAGCTACACTGGCACAACTTCCCCAACAATTGATGCTGCACAAGACAATTCTTTGGTGACAACAACCACTTATCAATTACAATTACAGCTTTCAAATGACGGCACGGCTGAAGAAACCCTTTCAAAGAATTTAAGCTCAATTGCCACAAGTATCTGGGGACATTATGCGATTTCATGGGATGCTTCTGACCATCAGGCAGAGTTTTTTGAAAATGGTGTCAGTCTTGGAAGTGCAACAGGTGCTTTCACTTCACTTAACGATAACACCTCACTCATGGCAATTGGTGCTTCTTTCAATTCTTCAGGAAGTGCAGAAAACTTTGCTGACGGGCTTTTTGATGATGTAAGACTTTGGGGTGCAGAGCGAACTGCTGCACAAATCCTTGGCAATAAAGAAACTGAATTGGTAGGTACGGAAGTAGGGCTTAATGGATATTGGCAACTTGATAGTTCAACTTCTGACTCTACTGCAAACAGCAACAATTTAACTCTTGTAAATTCACCAGTTTATTCATCAACTGTCGCTTTTGTGGGGGCAACCACACGCCTGGACATTGACCAACAAGATACAAATACAGGTGACACTTATGCTGTTCCCCAAGCAATTGATGAAGGAGCAAGTCACAGGCAAACATTCGTGCCCGCAAAAGACCCACAAAAATCAATCGGAATTTATATTTCAGATACAGGGGATGACTCTGACTGGACAATTTATGTCCACGATGCCCAGAATCGTTTAATAGCCTCAAAAACATTGACCCATGCTCAACTTACAACTGGGCACAATGAGTTCGTTTTTGATAATGTGTGGCGACCAATTTTAGGAGCTACTTATCATTTTCATGTTGTGGCAAGTACATCAACTGGAACACCTCTTTTAGTTTCAGATTCTTCTAATAACCTAGAAACTGGGCAGTTTAATTCTTATTATCAATTTTTAGTTGAAGACATTTACCACCCTGCAGAGCAAATCTTAAATATGCTCGCAATCGGAAATGAGCGTTACCTGGCTGTGTGGGACGCTTCAAGCTATAACCCCCACCGACTAACCTTCCCGTCAGGGTGGAGAGTGCGTTGTATTTCCCAATGGCGGGAGTATTGGGCAATTGGATGTTGGAAGGGCAGTGCTGTTACTGACTATGATGAAGGAATTATCTTTTTCTGGGACGGTATTTCAACCACTTACAATTTCTTCATCAAAGTACCAGAAGGTGCAATCAATGCAATGCTTGGAGCACAAGGGACTCTTTACATTGTTGCAGGGTATCAGGGTGACATTTTGGAATACAACGGTGGCGACAAAGCCGTTAAAGTTAAACGCCTACCAAAAATCACACCAGACAAATACATTGAAGTTTTGCCAGGAGCAATGACAATGTGGCGAACTTTGGTGCACATTGGAGCAGGTGTCACCAATTCAACTGATGTTGAGCAGGGTGCTTATTCATGGGGTTCTCTAAATAGAAATTATGTTGATAGTTTGAGTTTTGATTACAAAATTTCAACAGGAACAACACAATCCACAAGCATGAAAATTGGACTACTTATGCCAGTTCAAACAAAGCTTTTAATGGGTTGGAAGGACAATGTTTCATACGGCCTTGATGTGGTTGACCCTGCAGGTTCGGTATACCCTTCAGGCTCTATTGAATGGCTTATTAGTGATGATGGTGGAATTTGGAAGGAGAAGAAGCCAGATACAATTAGAGCTGACTTTGACACGCTTATTTCAGGGCACTCAGTGGGAATTCAATACAAATTAAACCGAGCAAGTGATTGGTCAACCGAAGAAACTGCAAGTTATGATTCAGACCCAGAAGGACAAGAAAATGAAGTTTTGAGGGTACAACCAAATATTGATGATTTGGGCAGTCAGGTAAGACACCGTGAGTACCAAGTACGCTTGAATTTGGCAACATCAAATTCAACCTCCCCTGGTGCACTTGGTGTTACTATTATGGAAGACCTTTTAACTGATGAAGAATTTGTATGAAAAATTTAACTGAAGAACAAAAAATTGAAGTGGCAAAAATAGTCGAAAGTATCCTTCAAAAAAAGGGAAGACAGATTTTGCATCAAGGTGATGTGCCACCTGGAACAATTAAAAAGCGACACATTGAAGATGTTGTCATTGTTTTTGGTGATGAGGCAGACAGACCAGACAGTGCTGCAACTGGTGTAAAAGCTTATTTTGCAACTGACACAGGAGTTTTTGCTTGTTGGGATGGTCAAGACTGGTTGGAAACTACCCTAACATAAACATATAATGAAATTATGAACCCACCATCAAATATAGTAGACATTTACAAATCACAAGGTTGGAATGATGAAGCAGCCATAAGAGGTGATATTGCTGCAGGTGGTTGGAAAAGTAAAGTTCCCAACTCTGGCGGTGGTGCTTCAGGCGGAAGCAGTGCCCCAACTGCTCCTTCAATTCAAGAATTTTCAGACAAAGCTTATGCTCCTGCAGATGAGGCCTTGAAACAATATGTCATGGCACTTCGAGGCCAAAGACAGCCACTTGATGTGTATGGTGAACTTGAACAGGCAGCAGGTTTGCCTGGAATGAAAGCAACTGCAGCTACTCTTCGTGAACAAATTGGAAATCTGGAAGACACAATCAAACGAGTTGAGCCAAACGTAAATGCCACAACAAAAGAGTCCTATGTCACTGAGGCTCAAAGAGCGGGAATGATTGAAGCCAGACAAAAACCACTCATTGAAAATCTTGGTACATTAACCACTGGACTTGGCAGGATTTCTGAAGGAATCAGTGCTGCCAGTGCAGACCTTGGGACTCGTATGCAGCTTTATTTGCAAGGGCAGGAACAAGCACTCAAACCTCTTGAAATTCAGTTGGCTGCAGCGAGCGAAAAAGCAGCACGACAAGTCACAGGATTTACTGCTGATGTGCAAAACAAACTTACTTCTTTGATGGCTGAGTGGAACAGAAATAATGAGCTTGACGACCAGAAAACAGAACAGGCATTTCAAGCTCTTCAATCAGAAAAGAGTTATGCACAAGAACTTGCAAAAATGGTTGAACAAAGTAAGCTCAATGTTTCTGAGTATCAGCAAAAGAAAGTTATTGATAATAAATCCACTGGAACAAGCGGTGGCTCTGCTAAATACTATGACCCAAACGCAGGGAAATCATCAACAACTGGGCTTAAATCACCACCTATGAGTGCACCTGTTGGGACAGTGACAGAGTATCCTGCAGGAAGCGGGATATACTGGACAAGTACAGGTAACGGTTGGAATTAAAAATATGCCATATACAATAGACCCAAAAACAAAAAAGAAAGTTCAAATTGACCCCACAACGGGACAAGCTGTTGGTGGTATGGATTTACAAGACCCAGGCTTTCAGCAAACTACGACCCCTGCACCAACCGAGCAAAAAGGTGGTTTGATTTCAAACATCAAAAGTGCTGCAAGTGGAGTTGCAAAGTTTTTACTTCCCGCTTCAATGAATTTTGCCAAAGATGTTGGTGCAAGTGCTTATGTAAATTCTCAGGAAAATGCCGACCTTGAAAAATCAAAAGCTCAAATGCAAGAAGGAATTGGAAAACTTATCAAAAGAGCAAACACTGAAACTGACCCTGAAAAGAAAAAACGACTTCTTGATTTGGCACGGGAACAGACTAAAAAAGCTCAGGAAATTGACGCTTCTTTTAACCCGTCAAATTTGTTTTCAGAGGATGTGAATAAAAATCCTCTTGAACGGGGACTTGCTGTTGGAACTGAAATTGCAACAACTGCTCTTGCACCGAGTGCTTCAGGAAAAACAACTGCAGTTGGCCGTATTGCTTCTGTTGCAAAACAAGGGGCGATTGCTTCAGGTGCACGAACTGCAACTTCTTTGGAAGACATGACACCAGGAGAGCGACTTAAAAATACTTTGATAAGTGCAGGTCTTGGGGGACTCATTGTTGGAGGACTTCAGACAGGTGGAGAAGTTGTCAGAAAAGCTGCAAGTGGCACAACAAAAGCAGGACAGGTAACCGAACAATTAGGCTCTGAATTAAAACAATCAGTCAGGCAAATTAAAGAACCTGCAGGTGTATGGGGTGCAAGTAAAGAAGAAGCAATCAACAATACACTTGATAAATTAGAGTTGAAAGGAACTGCAAGTCAACAATATAAACAACTTGAGCCTGCATACGAAAAACTCACAAAAAGTATTGGTGATTATTTGAAAACTGAAAAAGTACCAGTCTCTTCAACTGAGTTGGCAAGTCAAATTAAGACAGACCTTTCAGACATTCCAGGTGACGTGTTGTCGGACAAACAAGGTAAATTTGAGTACACAAAAATAGCCAAGGAAATTGCAAAAGTTAAAGATTCTGCAGATGTATTTGATTTCAAAAAGTGGCTCAATGGACGACTTGGGAGGGTTTATACAAAGATTGAAAAAGGAAATCCTTTGACTTCTGCAGAGGAAGTAATTTTACAAGCTCGTGACACAGTAGACACTGTTATCACAAAACTTCACCCTGAAATCAAAGACCTGACAATTGCACAAAGTCACCTTCGTGATGCAGCACCTTCTTTGAATAGGGCAAGAATGACACCTGCCGTTACACGTATTGGAGGCACAACTGTTCCAAGTGGAGTTATCCCTGCAGTTAAAGACGCAGCAGGAAACTTATTGCAAAAAACGGGTAAATTAGCCTCAACAGTGGGAAAAGCTGAAACTTCAGCTTTGAATTTTGTGAACGCTCCTGCTTCTTTTGCAAAGAACGCAGCCGTCAGGACTATCCCCGCAGTTGTAACACCTCAACCCAGTGCTTTTAGTGGAAGTGAGCCTATCCCAGAAATACCACAAAGCAGCCAAACAAGTCAGCAAGGCGGGCAACCCAATACTGTAAATAATAATCAACCAAATAATACCCATAGTGGTATTGTACCCCCGACTACAAATAATGTCAAATCAACGGCCACTGGACACAGTATTGAGGAACATTTGCAAGCACTTTCAAAAGCAACTGCAGCAGGGGACACAGGAGCTATTAAGGAAATTAAGGCACAACTTGCGATTGAACAGGATTATCAAAAAGCAATCACTCCTGCAGAAAAGAAACTTACCGCTCAACAAATTAAGGATGGTATCAATGCACAATCAGGACTTGATAATTTGGCTCTTGTGAAAGACCGCCTGGCAAAAGATAAGTTTGTTTTGATTAAGGCAGCCCTTCCTGGTGCAATTGGGGCACGGGACTTTAAGAGACAACTTCAAGAAGTTGCCGATGTATACACTCGTTTGCGAACTGGTGCAGCTCTTAATAAAGAGGAAATTGCATTTTATAATTCACAGTTGCCAGGGCTTTTGGATTTCAACAACCCAGAGAACATAACTGCAGCACTCAACATTTTTGAAAATCTTTTTACCAGAACTGTGAATCAGGGAAGTGGACTTGAAGACCAATTGGGTGGATTTTCACAAACAACAGGAGCAGAATAATACTATGCAACCACAAGCACCACAATTAACCATTGACCAAAAAAGAGCTTTTGTGAACCAAGAGTTTCAAAGAAGGGCTGCAGGACAAGCCCCTTCAAGTGCAGGGCTTGGAGCGAATGTGACCAATTCTCCTTCTGGTGCAAACCCTATCCCACCAGAACTTCAAACAAATCCTCAAATGCCAAGTGGAGGTGCACAAGGTTCACCAACTGACGGGACAATGGCTGCAGTAAAACAGCAAAAAGGTGAGGCTCAAAAACTAACTGATGCAATGATTGCCCGCTCCAAGGCTCTTACAAAAAGAGGAGAGTAATTTGACTTTTTACACCCTAGTAAGTAGTATTACTTTATGAACATTTCTTCTATTGATTTAGGACAATTCGCTTTTGCAGCAACGGTTCTTATCGGTGTTGTAAATGGTTTCAAACTCGCAATCAATAAAAATTGGCCTAGTTTCTTCTTGTTTGTTTTATCTCTTGTCGCAGGTGTTGTTTTTGGAACACTTCACTGGTTTGGACTTCCAAGTGCTGAAGTTGGTTTTGCTCTTGGTGTTGCCTCTTCAGGTACATACGAGCTTGCTCAAAGAATTGGTGGGCAATAAACAATTATGAATGTAGTACAAGACCTCTTGAAGGTTAATTACACGCCAAAAGGACTAAAAGCAGTCCGAGGTATAGTTCTTCACTCAATGGGTGGATTTTTCAAAGGTACTCAAAGTTGGTTCAAAAACCCAGACGCAAAAGCATCCGCTAACTATTTAATTTCAAAAGAGGGTGACATTTTGCAAATGGTTGATGAAACCAAAGGAGACATGGCGTGGCACGCAGGAATTACTGACCCAGGAAAATGCCCTGCTTGGGCTTCTCCAAATCCAAACTTTTACTGTATTGGGATTGAACTTGAAGATGAAAAACAAGGTGCTAATTGGCGTTATCCTGAAGCCCAAAAACAAGCACTTCGTGAACTTGTAAATTTCCTCATGGGTAAATACTCCATTGCAAAAGACCATGTGCTTTTGCACCGTGAACTTAACCCTTCAAGAAGAAGTGACCCAGTAGGTGACTTCTCTTTTGACTGGCTATTCCCAGTTGCAACACCAGTTCCCGTTCCTCCTGCAAATCAAATGGAGAAGCTACCAAAAGACAATGTTATTAAAGATGTTTACACCGCGTTGTGTGGTGGCTTTTCTGAAGATGAAATTAAATGGAGGCTTTCAACTGGTAAAAACATTGTTGAAATTGCCACTGACATTTGTGGAAACGATGGTCGTTTCTTTGATAAGTGGGTCAGGCCTGCCCTCCCACCTATCGTTGAACCTGCACCTGGTGACCCACTGCCCCCACAAGACCCACCGCTTCCTGGTGAGCCATGCAATGACATTGACTGTATGAATAAAGTGCGTGAGATTGTTGCTTCAAAACCCACATTTATTGCTAAGCTTAGTTTCTTATTAAGCTTGTTAAAATAATATGGCAGAAAGTGAAGCGACACTTGAGACAATCCAAAAGACCCTCAATAACTTCATCGAAGAGGTGAGGACTGATTTTAGTAACCTCAGAAATGACCGAGAACACGACTACCACGTTTTAGAAAAGATAAATCAAAATGTAATTTCTTTGGAAGGGAAGGTTGAAAATCTTGCTTATAAATCAGACAAACTTGGTGACGGGGTAAAACAGGAAGTTGGAAAAGCGGTCACTGCAATGGGAGACAAAGTTGATGAAATTCAAGAAGAGATTGCACCGAAGAAAATTATTGTAAAAGAAGTGAAACATTTTAGTTTGAGGCTTTGGTTTAAGAACTTACTGAAGAGGGCTTAACAGTTATTTGTGAGCCTTGTGGTAATGTCACTTTTGCAGAGTCACTTGTGAGGTGTTTTTCAAGAGTTTTAACAAGCTTCTCAATGTTTTTCCCCATTTTTTCAAGCCCGTTTTTATTTTGAATGGCAATTTTGTGGGTTTCTGCAACCATTTGATTTGTGATTGCAAACTGCTTCATTACTTCAAACCCTTGTTTTTGAAATTCAAGAGTATTGGTGTCTCGCCCTTGGAAAATTTTTGTAATTACTTCATTTTCTGTAGTCAATCTCTTAATCTCAATTTCCATTTTTTCTACCTTTTTTTGAAGTTCTGCACTTTCTTCTTTGTAAAGTTCACGCACACGGTCTTCAACAACGGTTTTTTCAGCATCACGGTCTCTTAATCGTTTGTCAAAAAGACCCCAAATTGCAAAGAAACCTCCAACTACAAGAACAAGAATTGGAATCCATGTTGGCAGTGAGTTTATGAAATCTATCATGTGTCACTCAGTATAGCGTTATAAACGCTTACCAGACAACACAGAATCATTTTTACGGGGTTTTAGTCAAGAAAAGGGTTACCAGTATAGGTTGTTGTAGTTTGCCCTACCATAAACGAATACAGGGGCTTCTTATGCCAAGAACCAGTTTCACTTATAAGCTCCCATTGTCCCTGACGTATTAGTTGAATTGACTCAATGCGACCAATTTCTTTTACTGTGCCTGTCAAATCAAAAACTTTGCAGTGGGTTTTTCCTTCAACTTTTCTCACACCCCGACCAAGCATTTGATAATAAAGTGCAATGGAGCGAGTAGGGCGAAGAAGCACAATAGCGTCAAGGCCTGGGTGGTCAAAACCAACCGTAAAAATTCCCACATTAAATACTGTCTTAATTTTTCCTGTTTTGAAATCATCCACAATTTTAGCTCTTAATTTGGGTGGGGTTTTTGCGGTCACAACAGCAGAGTTATCCACAATTTCTGCATAATGTTGGGCTTGTTGAATTGAGCTACAAAACACCAGAACTGACTTTGAAACCTGCTCTGCCAAAAAGATTGTCTCTAAAATCTCAGTTTCTTTTTTACTTATTTTGTCTTCAAAAGCATTCAGGTTGAAGTCAGACTTTGAAATGTTGGTTGGAATGTCTGAGTGTGAAATAACTGATTTATCAAAATACCGAAGTGGCACAAGAAAACCTGCTTTCACAAGTTCGTGATTATTTATGTTAAAAACAATCCTATGCCAAAAACGAGGTGCAATGCGGTTTATGAGCTTAGTCGTGGTATGTGTGTACAACTCGCCTTCGGAAGTTCGCTCATAGAATTGTTCCTGGCGGTACGGTGTAGCTGTGAAACCAACCACTTTAGGGTTACCAATACGAGACAGGAAAGCCGTAAACATACCGTCCAAGTTCTTTGGATTCACACTATGGCACTCATCAATAATCACTTGTTTGAAATGGGCAAACTCTTCAGGCTTTTTGTAAACACTTTGGATAGTGGCGAAAGTGAAGGTGCTGATGTCTTTACGGCCTACCCCTGCAGAATACACGCCCACTTCAGAGGGGTTCACATACGTTTCCATTTTGGCTTGATTTTGCAAAAGTATTTCTCGTGAAGGTTGTAAAACAAGAACTGGCTGATTGAGCTTGTGTGCCAGGTCTGCAATAACAAGAGACTTACCTGCTCCTGTGGGTAGCACGCAAATATCTGGTTCAGGGAATTTTTGTGACCACAGGAGCTTTTCTACTGCAGCTTTCTGGTAAGGTCTAAGAGTGTATTGCATTATTTTGCCTCAAAACTTGTAATCTTGTCCTGACTACAAAGATGAAAACCAAGTCCACTTTCTCCTGTGTAATGAATTGTTATTTCTTTATCGCTTCGTGAAGACTCTCGCAATTCATCAGCCAATTTATAATCATCTTGCCTCACACAATAAACATCTTCTTGTGACTGGTTTTTGCTTGTTTTGAAGTAAACTCTGTAATTTTTTACAAAAATTCCACTTCTCTCAACAGCAGTAACAAATCCCGTATGACTTCCTTCAGCGTCAGTGTTTATGTGAATCAATCCAAGTCCTAGTATTCCCAAAACACAACCTGCAAAAATAATAAAAATCGCCAATACCCATGAAATAAAATCGCTCATTTTAACCTCACCCCCTTCTTGTGATTCGTAAGCCGTTTCAAACTATGCTTATCACAAAACTTACAATGTCTTTTAATAGGTGAAATCTTGAAGGTGTTTTCACAACCTGGCACTTCACACTTTTTTGTCATTTGATTTGTTTGAATGAATATGTTTCAAGAAAGTCTAAAATTCGCTGCTTTGTTCCTTTGGTGAAGTCCTCGTCAGGTGTATCTTCAACCATTTCTTTTGTCCACCAGGAAACAAATTCAACTTCATTTTTATCAATTGTGAGTGTTCCACTTGCAACCCTTCCAAAGAAAGTGACATACAGTTTTTGACCATTTTCAGTCTCTAAAACATGGTCTTCAAAATAATGCACATCTTTTACTCCAAGTCCCACTTCCTCGTACACTTCACGCTCTGCACAAAATTGAAGGTCAGTGTCAGTGCCGTCCATTTTGCCCCCTGGAATTCCATATTTGCCAGGGTTACTGTCTTCCAACATTGAACGCTTCATCACAAGCACTGAAGGCTTTTCCTCCCCGTCATGGATAATCATACTGACATTTACAATAAATCTATGCTTGTCTAAGTTTTTCATAATTTTGTTTATACACCTCCGCTTTGTGAGGTAACCAAATACTAATTTCAGTGATTGCAGCTTCAAGTGAGTCAGAGCAATGGGCAAGGTTGTCCCGACAGTAAGAGTTGTCGTATGTGTTTATTTTTGGCATAACTCTCATGTATGGCAGAACATGACTTAAAGCTAAATTTCTTATTTGTCCTGGGTGGGTATCCAAAGGATTGCTTTTGCCAAGTATTCCCCTCATGTCAGCTACAAAAGCATCAGGATTTCCACGCATCCAGTCCTCAACAATCATTCCTTCAACCTCTTGCCCAATCAAATACTCGGTAATGGGAGTAAAGTGTGGAGCGGGTGACCCATCATTGAGCAATTTGATTGCATCATAATGGGTCTGTATTTTTTCCCGCTCCACAATGAACCTCTCCGTATGGACAACAACACCACGCTCAGAAATAAGCCCCACGATTTCATCATGTACTTCAGGCTCAAGTCCGAGTGGCTTCACCATCATATATACGAATGGTTTTGCTTCTGTTTGTGTTTCGTGATTTTGTTGTCGTTCCATATTTATCGGAAAGTTTCAGCAAGACGCTTTGCGTCAGGAATTCGCTCAATAGGCAACAGTTTAAGCTGATGCCCATAGACCAAGAATTGTTTGCCCTTATATTCTTCAGGCACTTGGTCGCCCATTTCAGCAAGCAAATCATTGGCGTGTTCCACTTGTGCATTTGCTGCCTGCAAGTCAGTGAAATAGAAGCGGTTGTCTTCAACCCAGTCTTCTTTTGCATTTGCATAAAGCTCCTGCAACGCCTGTCCTAACATAAAGTGCAATGAACTAGACCTTTCCATGCTCTCACCTACTTTCTATAAGAAAACAATTTATTTGTTTTCTGAATTGAAAGGGTCAGTCGTCACCGAAAAGTAAATACAAAAATGCTATAAAAATTGCAAAATCAAAAAACCTTCCAACTAATGCAGTAATTATAAGCATTGCCAAAACTAAATAAGATTTTTTCATTTTGAAAACTCCTTTCGTATGTCTTCAATCGCTTTATTGATTTCTTTGAACCGCTCAACATCCCCATCAGGCTTACTGTCTGGGTGATATTTGCTTGCCATTGTGCGATACACCGCTTCATACACTCTCAATTCCTGACCTTGCATGACTCCCAAAATCTCATAAGGAGAGCGTACAGCAACTGGGGCTGCCAGTTGCATATACGCCGACTCCACAACTCTGCCGATACCCCGAACATCATTGAGTCGCATAGACTCAACAGCTATCGCAAGTACACGCAAGTTGTCTACAGCACGTTTTTGCAGATTCATAGTCAGGTGCACTTCCTTCCCATCTTTCACATAAAAAAGCTCAACTAAACGCTGTGTTTCATCCTGATAGTACGAATTTGACCGTGCCCCTGCAGGGTAGTTGGTTCGCCAGTCGTGCACACCCCACCTGTCAAAAGTTTCAGCAAGGTCTTGCTGCACCTGTTGCCATGTTTGGCGTGTTGTAATTGAATATTTATATCCCATTTGATTTTATTTTTGCTTTTGTGTTTGGCTTCCCAGTAAATTCAAAAATTAAGCGATAATTGTATTTTAGCGTTCCCTGTTCAATGCCAGTAAAACCTCCAACCTGCACAACCCACCCCTCACTTCTGAGGTATGCAGCGACTGCATCAATAGCTTTTTCATCAATCTTGTCTTTTTTCATTTGTTTGTTAATTTTTTAATTTTTTCAATTTGAGCAATAATCAAAGGATTTTTTATTTGACCTGCTTTTATTGCTTCCATAATTCGTGTTGCGGTATCAACCATAATGGGTGATAGTTTCTGCCCCAACTGGTCAAAAGCAAAGTAAATTGGCAAGTCGTTTCCAAAAGCATAATGACTTACTGCACCACCCAAAAATCCATTATCATCAAACCCGTCAAAACGATTTACAAAAGCAACAACTCCCGCATGAGCTTCTTCATCGTACAAAACTTCACCTGTCACCATGTTTTTTACCGTTGCATGGAATGTTGGTTTGCCGTCACTGGCAGGGCGTTGCTCTTCTTTGAAAGTTGCCTTTGGTTTTTTACCTTTGGCTATTTGATATTTTTCTTCAATCCCCGCTTCAACCATTGCTTTTTTTCTACGCTTCAAGCCTTCTTCCATAATGTTTGCATCTCGCCTTGCGTCCCTGATAAGTTGCACCACATCTCGAATATCCATTTTTCCTGTTTTTGTAAAGTCAGCCATACTCTGTTCAAGAAGCATGAGCTTTTCACAAATTGTTTTGGTTTTATAATCTGTCATTGTTTTATTGGGTCAAATTCTTTGATGTGCTCAAGCGATTTATAAAGCTGCAAACTTGCTAAAAATGCTACAAACATTTTTCTGTACCATTGGTCGTCCTCAACAACTTTCACCTCAAATGAACCATCTTTGCCAATGCGAATGACCAATTGACCATCATACTTTTCTTCAGGGTATTCCTCGGTTCTCGCTTGTCTGTACGCTGCAGTTTGAATTAAGTATTCTGCATAAATTGCACTACTGGTTTTTAAGTCACCCAGGTACATTTTCCCGTCAATTTTGCAAATAAAATCAAGCGTTCCCGTGTAGCCATATTTTTGGGAAAACACTTGTTGCTCACTCAAAAGGAATTCAACTTTGTGCTTTTCCACCCAGTTCATAAATTTCATTGCCGACTTTTGAAGTTCAGGATTGACTGGTTGTGCAGGGCTGTCGCCCTTAATAAACCCTTCAACATATTTATGTAAAAATGTGCCGATTGTCCCTGCATCAGTTTTCTTTTGATAGTGACTCTTTCGCCCACCCTCCCAAATGGCAGCAAGTTGCAATTCATCGTAACTTTTGCCTGGCTCAATTTGTTCACTGACATAATCAATTGCAGAATTTGCAGCCCATGCAACCAATGCAGGCTTGTTAATTATGCCAAGAGCTGTTGTGACGCTTGGAACTTTTTGCCCATTAAAGTGATATGTGTGTTTGAATGAGTCAAAAATAAGCTCAACGTCCCCTTTATATAATTTTGTTTTGATAATCATTTTTAATTAAGCATTGTTGGATTTTTACTTTTAGGTTCAAGTTTCCATCCAAACTCATTAAGTGCGATTGAAAATGCTTGTAGTGCCAGGGGAAGATTTGCCTGAAAAAGGAAACGAACAAAAGACACAACTATATTGAGGGCTTCATCGGGGTGCAATACTCCAAAGAATCCTGAGTTGGTGTTAAAAACACCGTGCTTCTCTTCAATCATTACAGTGAAGACTCCACACAACCCTTCAGCTTTGTGGATTTTTTCACATTTTCCACAAAGGGATTCAACTTTGAAATATCGCTCTGGTTTATCTTTTATATGTAACATAATTTTTTAGTGCCTCATTGGGCATCGTTTACACTTACGTTTGCTGCAGCTCTTGTCAGAGCTTGTGCAAATTCTTTTTTTAAGTCTTCTGGTGCAATTTCAAAAAGGTGTTCTTTGTATTCACTGTTTGGTATGGATGAAAAAGTAGTCACATCGGCCACATAAAAAGAAACATTGTCATTGCGACTATCTTTGCTCAATACGATTTTCAAAAACTTCCTGTCTTCTTTTTTCAAAAGAATTTCAGACCTTCTTGTTTTGTAGTCAATGTGTTTATTGTCCTCAGTCCACAACACAATTGATTCTTTTTTACCTAGAATTTTATTTATAACTTTTTTCATAAGTTCTCCTTCCTACCGCCTGGTGAATGTCCCAAATCCAAGCGGTAGTTGCAGCACTTATTTCCCTGCTTTAGCTTTTGCAGCAGCAAGTCTGGCTTCAGCCAGTTCTACTTCTAGCTCTTCAGGGGTCTTTTCTATTTTCATTGCACCTGCACTGTCAGCAGCCTTACCTGCTTCACTCACTGCAGAAATGAACTCTTCAGGGTCTTCAGCTTGAGGTGCAATTGCAGCAGTGGTCGTTTTTTCAACAGTCGCACCAGTTTTGTTTTCAAACACTACTGGCTCTAATTTTTTAACAGTTTTACTGAATGAAATTATGTTGTTGAAAACTTTTTGACCATCTTTACTCTCATTCTGCTCAACCATCACATCAACTTGCTGTCCAATAATGGACTCTGGGTCAAATGTGGCAACCTCTTCTTTTGTGAGGTCACGGCCTTGAATCGCTTTTACAAGCTTCCCAAGCCAACTTCTGTTATTTAATGCAGGACGGCATCTTTTCCACAAAAACCTACCTCGTGTGGTTTCTGCGTCAGTGCCTTCCTTTTGTGGCATAGGTTTATCGTCTAATATCGCAAATTGATAATTTAAGACTTCTTCTTCCTTACCTTGAAATTGGTTAAATTGGGTCACTTCATTGACATCAACGGCCAAGACTGTATATCTGTCCATAGGCACTGGGTCAAAATCACCACCCGTTTTTATTTCAATTTTTTTACCATTTAGCATTATTCGCTCACCCCCTTCTCGCTTCCCGCAATTGGTTCACTTTCTGGTGAAGTTGAAATTGGGGATTTGCTCTTTTGTATTTCGGATTGTTTTTCAATCCAACGCTCAAGTTCATTGCGTCTAATTCTTGGGGTACGGTCAGAAAAATACACGACAGGGAGGGGATTTTCTTTATTGTCCATATACTCATAAATGGTTTGCCTGGAAACTCTCAAAAATTCTGCAACCTCTTCAATGAGTAAAAATTCTTTTTCTTGTTTGTCTAAAGCCATACTGTATATTAAGACAGGTCACTAAACACTGTCAAGACCCAGTATGCACCAGTTGACATTATTTGTCAATCTCTTTATAGTGAGAGTCAAGATGCTCAACCCTTACAAAAAGAAGCACATGAAGTTTTCTACCCCTCTTCAGAAGGTGACCAAAAAGCCTGACATATTGAAGGTGTATGAGCTGCTTTGCGAATCCTCTCGCTTAAAGCGTTCAGGCCGTGCAACAATAACTCTCTGCCCTTTGCACGGTGACCGCAAACCCTCTTTTGCGATGTATGAGGACAACGACACGTTTTATTGTTTTTCCTGTGCTGAGAAGGGGGACAGTTTCGACCTTATTCAAAAGATATTAGGCACTGACTTTGCGGGGGCAAAAGCCTGGGCACAGGACAATTATTTATTATGAAACCAGAAGAATACTTTGCAAACCACACTCTAAACCCTGATTTCCTGGCAAAGGAATTTGGTATTACTTGGGATGAGAAGCAAATTGTCATTCCTATTTACAATGAAAAAGGGGAGCGTTCTTTTGACCGTTACCGCCATTTAGAGGGCAATGTAAAATTCACTTCAGAAAAAGGCAGCCACCCAACGCTTTATCCATTGCACCGTATCGGGAAATTTAAGAATTTGATTCTGTGCGAGGGTGAGCCAGATTGTTTAAGATTGTGGCAAGAAAAAATCCCTGCAGTCACGGGCACTGGTGGTGTCACCACTTTTAATTCCAAGCTTGCCGAACCTTTGAGGGATAAAAACATTTTTCTGGTTTTGGACAATGATGCTGCAGGGCAAAATGAAATCAATAAGTACATTGAGGTTTTAACAGCAGTAAACGCAACGGTCAAAATTATTGAGCTTCCCCATGAATTTAAGGATGTGTCTGAGTATTTCACTGCAGGCCATACAAAAGAAGATTTCACAAAGTTGGCTTCAAATGCCCTGGATTATGATGTGTGGCTTGAAAGAAACGAGCCTGAAACATTTGCTTTGGAGACTGCAGCAGAGATTGTTGCTTTAGACATTCCACCTGAACAATGGTTAGTGAATCGTATTCTTCCCGTTGAAGGGTTTGCGTTCTTTGTTGGGGCTGAAGCAACTGCAAAAACATTTGATGCTCTTACTATTGCCCATGCTGTCGCAACAGGCACGCCCTGGTTGGACACTTTTGAAGTCCCTTCAAAAGGTAGGGTGCTTATTATTGACAAAGAAAACACAAAAAGGCGTATACATTCCCGTATGAAAGGACTGGGCATTGATAGTCCTGACATTTTTAGAGTCAGCTACCCACATTATTTTGAAGTAAACGACCCAGAACAAACCAGTGGTTTTTCCCTTTTTGCACAAAGTCTTTCAAGAAAAGTTAAAAAGCTTAACATCAAACTTCTTATTATTGATTCTTTTACTGATGTTTTGGTGGGTAATGAAAATGACCGAGGCGATGTGCAGGGTTTCTTTGATGCAATGCGACAACTTTTCCCAGGCATTTCAATAATGGTGCTTCACCACGCTTCAAAACCTGCACAGGGAGTGATGCGAAGTAAGTCACAAATGGCTCGTGGTTCAACAAACATTATGGCTCAGACCTACAGTGCATTTCACATTGAGGCAGTGCCAAAAAGTAAAACCGAATTTATATTGGAGCAAACAAAAGCGGGTGACTCTGAAAAGCTTAATCCATTTTTGACTGAGCTTTTTGTGTTGCCTGACCCAGAAGACCCCCAGGGAACAGTTGTTGCAGGCATCAACTATCGGGGCGAGGTTATTACTGAAGACATGAAAATTGCAGAAGCTGTTTCAGTTATTGAAGAAGCATTTAAGGTGAAAAACCTTATACCACGCCAAGAGTTATTGGACATTTGCCAGGCTGAAGGGATTTCACAAAGGACTGCACTTCGTGCCATTAAGCAGTTGTCAGAAAACAACAAAATTGATTCAATCCCAGACCCTGCAAATAAAAGTAAACGCAATTATATGTGGATGGCAGAGATAGAAACGGAGGATTATGACTAGCCTCAAAAAACCTGTGCCAAGTGTTTTGATTTTTCAGACCCCTTGGCACGGGTTTTTGAAGAACCTGTGCCAAACCTGTGCCAACCCTTGGCACGGGTTTTTAGCCTCATTTTTGATAACCTGTGCCAAAGTCGTGCCAAACCAACTCACAAAAAACAACCAACCTGTGCCAAGTGCCAAACCTTATATAAGGTTGGCACATGGCATGGGTTTTGTAGAAAATTTTTATGAATAAAGAAAACCTTGAAGAAATTAAGAAACTCCTTTCTTTTTTGAAAAGGGGAAATCTTGTCTGGCCTAATTCCAGTAGTGTGCAGAAAGCAAAAATGCTCGACAAATGCCAATGGATTTTTGACAGGCTTGTAGAACTTGGGTGTAAGCCTGGCTTTGGGGAAGGCTGCCTGATGTATGGCAAAGAGTTTACGGACACTTTGGAAAGGGAAAACAAACCTGAACCTAAGTTTACTCAAAACAATACGGTCATGGATGCACAAAGGGTGTTTGGAGTGCGTGCAACCAGGGCAACGTATGGGGAAATTGAGGCTGCAAAAATGGCAGAGGAAATGGGTGCACTGGTGTATGAGATTGAAGGCTACGAAAAAGGAGAAGACGGGGCATTTCATCCAAAGTTGAAGGTATTGACGTATAAAGCTGATACCAAACGTGCCTAGATACACCCCCACCGACTAAGCAAAGGTTCTCAAGGCACGGTCAGTAACTATACACACAAAAAGTGGGTGTTGACAAACTATTACCATGATGGTAATATAAATAAGATTAGTTTTGAGGCAGACATGAATTAGGGTCATTCAAAGTTATTCGGTCTATTGAGCCTAGAAAGCCCGCAAGGTGAACGACTTGCGAAGAATAAAATAACACCTCTAAACTGAAAAACTAAAAACATGGAAGACAATTTTTTAACATCAAAAGAGGTTTGTGAAAAATATAAGATTGCACAACAGACAATTCTTAATTGGAGGCGTGGATATTATTTTTCCAATTATAAAAGGATTTATTATTTACCTGACCACCAGGGTGTGCCTCATGTTTTTGATAAGCGAATCAGAATGTGTAAATACGACCCGATTAAAGTGGCTGTGTGGGTGAATAAAGTGATGAAAAGAAGGGAGGGCGAATTATGACAACTGAGCTTATTGCAAGTAAAAAAGTAGTGATTTGTGTGAACCCAAAGATGCAAAAAAGTAAGTCTGGTTTGGATTTACCAACTGCTGAAAACAAGCCTGAAACAGGTGAAGTTATTGTTATTGGTGAAGGGCAAAAACCATTTGATTTTAAGGTAGGCGACACAATTGTTTACCGTAAATATACTGAGAACAAAATTTTTATTGGTGGGACTGAATACAATTTTGTGAGGTTTCTTGATATTTTAGGTGCTGTTAAAAAATAATGTGTATATAGATATACAGATATAAGCATATATGCATACACAGTATAAGGATTAACAAATTATATAAGAACATCATGGTAAAACGAATTAGACACAATCACGAGACAATTTTTGTTTCTGATAACCACACACACTGGATGTTGTTGTTGGTTTTAGCAGCAATTGTGGGGTTTGGGCTTTTGATTGTTACTCAAATTGGAAGGCTCACGGCTTATGACAGTTGGTATATGTGTGAAATTTATGGAAAAACTGAATTTTGTCAAAAATAAAACTTATGATATATGAAAAAATTTTTCAAAAGATTACTGGCCAAAATGTATATAATTCCCTATTGTGTGAAGCACGATTTGGATATGACACCCTATGGATTCTACAATGAAAAACACCATTGTCTCAGATGCATTGATGAAGCAAATAAAGCTTCTCAGACCAAAAAAGGGTGATATTTTAGTACTTCCTGAAGGGGCTGTTGAACCTGCAGCAATATCTTTTGCAATTAAATCTACAAAAATTCAATTTGCTTTAATCGTACCTGATGCAAACGCAAGTTTGTTACCCAGGAATGAAGCTATCAAGCTTCTAAAAGCGATTGAAAATAAAGGGGGTGACAATAAGAAATGAAGAAACTTTTGATAATTTTGGTTTTAGTAGTTTTAGGATTGGTAGCTGTAAGGCCAACTGATGCTCAAGCACACAACTTTAATCCATGTCAGTTTGATTTTTTGCATTTGATTCCAAGTTGTTGGCCTACACCAACACCAACTGATACACCGACACCAACCCCTGTATCAGAATGTGAGGATTGTGTTACACCAACACCCACAATTGAACCAACAGCAACACCGACTGAAGAGCCGACCCCTACTCCAAGTGATGAGCCTACACCGACTCCTACTGAAGAGCCAAGCCCAACTCCAAGCGAACAGCCACAACCACAAGGGCATATTGACCCTGTACCTGCAGGAGCACCAACTTGTGATGGTGTGCCTTTCGTAAAATTACCTGGCAACGCCCTGGTAAAAAGAACAGGAGCTGATGCTGTTGTGCAGTGGCAACCAACTCAAGGGAATGAAGCCGTGATTTATTTCAGGCAAGTAGGTAACTCTTCAAATGCACATTCATTGGGCGTTGTGCCTAATGATGGATATGAAGACAACTTACATCTTTTGGGAAGCACTGACTGGGAATTTGGAGTGCAGCAAAAAGATGGCTGTGCGTTCTCAGGTGTTGTGTGGGTTGTTGATGGGGTGACTGCCAAGACTACTCTTTGGAGTGTGCCAAGTTACAACATTGTGACTGGACAGTTTAACTGAGTTTTCTAATAGCCTGTACCTCAAAGTGCAGGCTATATAGAGAATCCACTTGCAATTTTCTTCATCATTGTTTAGTCTGTATCTATACAAAATAAGTGTGTCACCAGGCACATTTTAGAGTTCTCAAGAACCGTATTATGAAAGATAACACCGAAAACAAGACCAAATCTCCATTGCCAGAGCGATACATGGTTTTTTCTGAAGAAGCCAGACTCAAGCTCATTGAAGGCGTAAAACTCACTTATGATGCTGTTTGCTCTACACTGTCACCAAAAGGTCGCAATGTTGCGGTTGCACGTCAATACGGTGCACCAATTATTGTTCACGATGGGGTAACTGTTGCTCGTGAAGTGAAGCACCCTGACCCATTTGTGCAAATGGGAATTAACCTTGTTAGGGAAGCAGCTCAGAAAACAAATGATGAAGCAGGCGATGGTACAACAACTTCAACACTTATTGCTTATGAACTTGCCAAGGGTGGGTTTGATTTAATCACAAACAAAAAAGTAAACCCAATGATTTTAAGAACGCAACTTTATGCTGCACTTGAGGACATTAAGCCATACCTCAAAAAATTGTCTAAGCCTGCAAAGACACAAAAGGATTTGGAACGTGTTGCCACAATCAGTTCTGCCGACCCTGTGATTGGACAAATGGTTGGTGAAGCTGTTTACAAAGTTGGTGTTGATGGGCTTGTTGCTGTTGAAGAGTCAGGCGGTTTTGATACTTACATCAAATACACCGAAGGCATGACAATAGACAAGGGTTTTTCTTCTCCATATTTTATGACCAACCCTGATAGGCGTGAAGCTGTGGTGGACAAGCCAATTATTGCAATTGTTGATAAACCAATAAGCACACAACGTGAGCTTGTGCCTTTGGTTGAATCAATGATTGCTGTATCTAAAAACATTGTGATAGTTGGGGAAGTGAAGGGTGACGCTTTGAGTATTCTTGTTACAAATAAAGCTCGTGGCAATATCAACGCTCTTGTTATTGACCCACCTGGATATGGTGACAACAGGCGTGACTACCTTGAAGACCTTGCAGTGCTTACTGGTGCAACTGTGTTTTCGCAAGAGCTTGGTATGGATATGGAACAGTTCTCACAAACCTTTGACAAAGACTGGCTTGGTAAGGCTGATAAAGTAATTGCAACTAAAAAGACCACAATGTTTGTGCGTGGCAATGGTAAGCCTAAAGCTATTAAGGCTCAAATTGACAAGATTAGAAAGCACCTTGCAAAGGCTGAATCACAAACTGAGCGTGAACGACTTGAAGAACGATTGGCTAAGTTCACAACAGGTGTGGCAGTTGTGCGAGTTGGAGCAAAGACTGAGATTGAAGCCCGTGAGAAGCTTGAGCGAGTGAAGGATGCAGTGGGTGCTGCAACTGCAGCTCTTGAAGAAGGATTTGTCCCAGGTTCAGGTGTGACATTTATGCACCTGGCTGAAGCAATTAAAGAAGATACGCCAGGAGCAAACCTTATGCGATATGTGTTAGAGCAACCACTTAGGAAAGTCATGTTGAATTCAGGTGAAAATAATAAATTGAGGCTGTTTGGTCTTATTCCTTCAGCTATTGATAATAAAGTTGAAGAGATTAAAGAGATGAGCGGTAACACAAAATCCATTGGTTACAATTCCCTTGAAGGGCGAATTGATAACATGGAGCGTGCAGGCATTATTGACCCAACAAAAGTTATTCGCCTTTGTTTGGAAAATGGCCTGGGAGTAGCAGCATCAATTCTCACAACTGACACACTTATTGACCTTGAAGATGAGCGTAAACAAATATACTAATGAACGATGCAGTGTCGAGAATTGTCAACGTCATTGAAACCAAGCAAGGCGACCAAATAACATTCTTCACCTTGGAAGGTGTAAAGATTGGTGGCTTCAAAGGAGGCACACGAGTTGAACCGCAACCTACTCAGGAAACCTCAAATCAACCCAAAGGTGGTGTAATTAAACCCATGACTCCACACCAAGTGCAGAGAGCACACGACAGGGAGGCTGCCAAGCTTTTAACACCAGAAAGTAAAATCAAACACCTTATTGATGATGTCGCATAAAACAACAAACACTTATGAGGCAGCATGGTATTTGATGAACGGGGCAAAACTTACTGGTGTTGAGTTTGAAATGACCATTCATGGTTTGCAGTATAGTCTCACCCTTGAAGGGGTGTCAGACCAGTACCGCACCTACTGGATGCAATACAGGCCAATAGGAAATATCAGGCGGTTTTCGCTCACAAGAATACAATTAAAAAAGGAAATCAGAAAATATAAAGATGAATATGAAGCCAAAGTGTCCCAAAGACAACTGCAAAAATGATGCCATTGTTGATATAACTTATGGCATTTTGCCTTGTGCTTCATGCCAGGCAAAAGATGCAGACCATGCTGAGTTAGTTAAACCTGAGTTTTACAACGCCAGTAAAGCAAGTAGGATTCAAGCTCAAAGAGACAAACACGGGGCTGATACTTTGCAACCTTGGTTGCCAGGCAAAGACATGAAACCAAACCCTGACTTTGTGAAGAAATATCCAAAACAGGCTGAAAACTATTTTGATAAGGAGCAATTGAGCAAATTATGATGTACACCTGGGACATAACACCGATTGGAGCACAACGCTTAAACCGTTTTGACCAGTGGAAGAAACGACCACGAGTGCTTAGGTATTTTGAATTTCGGGATGCAATTGCAAAGTTTATTGAAGATACGCCAATAAAAGAAGCCACCCACATTGAGGTTAATTTTCACATTCCAATGCCAAGAAGTTGGAGTAAAAAGAAGAAGGCTTTACTTTGTGACACACCACATCAGCAAAAGCCCGATATTGATAATTTAGTAAAAGCGTTGCTTGATTCAATTCACCGAGGTGGGGATGATTCAAAGGTTTATTCAATAATAGCTCGCAAATACTGGTCAATAGAGGGTAAGATTAGAATGACAATATGATAAATAAAACATTTGAAGTTGAAGCCATAAGATTTAAGGCAGGGCGACCCACAAAATATACTGACCGTGAGTCACCTAAACAATTGCGTGAGTACCTTCGAGAATGTGCTAATGCAAAAAAAACCCCGTTCATTGAAGAGTTTGCACTTAAAATTGGAGTTGATGAACGCACTGCAAAAGCATGGGTTGGCAAGCATACTAAATTTGAAAATGAGTACAACAAGCTTTTGACAATGCAGAAGTTTGACCTTAAAAGGCGTGCTTTAAGTGGGGAGTATGTGCCAAAGATTGCAGAGCTGCTTCTTAGTGCAGAGCACGATGTTGTTATGCGAATTAAAAAGGAGGTTGGAAACTTGGATGGTAAACCACTTCAGGTTGAGCAAACATTGTCGCCTTCGCAAATAAAAGAATACTCAGAAACCATTACTGGCATTTTTGAAAAGATTTATAGTGGCGACAACAGTGGTGGGGGAGCAACCCCAACAACACCCACAAAAGGACATGGAGAGTGAATCAATCATTAAAACTTCTGATGGCATTAACCCATTAGCTTTTATTCATAACCACAACATTGTTAATGAGAACGGTTCACCTTTGGAGTTCAAAAACCACAAATTCCTACTTCGCCCAATGGCTGATATGTCACCAGAGCAAGTGATTATGAAACCTTCCCAGGTTGGTTGGACTGTGCTTGTAGGTATCAACAAATCTCTTTGGTTGGCAAAATACATGAAGGCAAATGTGATTTATACCATGCCTTCACGCACTGCAATTAAAGACTTTGTTTCCCCAAAGGTTGACCCAATTATTATGCAAAATCCTGTTTACCAGGAATGGATGGGTAAAACTGATTCTTCAGCTCTTAAAGCAGTAGGTGACCGCTTTATTTATTTTCGTGGAAGTTGGGAAGAGACTGCAGCTATTTCAATTTCAGGGGACGTGCTTATTAACGATGAGGCAGACCGCTCAAACCAAAAGGTGCTTGAAACATACCGCACACGATTGGATGCTTCACGGGCATTGCGACCAGACTTAGGATTTGTGTGGCAATGGAGCAATCCTTCAATCCCAGGATACGGTGTTGATGAAATGTGGCAAAAGTCAGACAAGAAACATTGGTTTGTGAAATGCCCGCATTGTAATTATGAATACTACCTCAAGTTTCCTGACAACATTGATTTTGAAAGGGAAATATACATTTGTGCAAAGTGCAAAAGGTATTTATCTGATGAAGCCAGGCGTGATGGTAGGTGGGTTGTTAAAAACAGTAAATCAAACATTTCAGGTTATTGGCTCAGTCAGTTGGTTGTGCCCTGGATTACTGCTGCAGATATTATTGCCAAATCAAAGAAGGATTTATCAATTTTTCACAACTTCTGCCTTGGGCTTCCTTATATTTCAAAAGACCAGAGTGTGAGCAGAAGCACAATTTTGAATTGTATCGTTCCAACTGTAAATGCACGCATAGGTGTTGTGATGGGTGTGGATAATGGAATTACAAAGACAGTGGTTATTGGAAATGTGCATGGCATATTTAAGGTTTATGAAACAGACTCCTGGGAAGAGATTGAACAGGACTTTTTGAGGTATCAGGCAACAATGGTGATTGATGCAAACCCGTACCCAGTCATGCCTAAAAAGCTTGCCCAAAAGTACCCAGGTAAAGTGTTTGTTCATTATTTTGTTCAGGAACAAAAAGACCTTCAAGTTATCAAGTGGGGAACTTCTGACAGGCGAAATGTTGTTGTTTCAGACCGCACCAAAATAATTGATATGGTTGTTGCAGAGCTTATCGGGCAAGACATTTTGTTTAATATGAGCCTCACCGATTTGGAGCAATATATTTACGATTGGTCACAAATGTTTCGCACTGTTGAGACAAATAATCAAGGGATGCAAAAGTCTGTTTGGCGAACTATTGAAGGCAGGCGTGACCATTTTGTGTTTGCAACTGTGTATTGGAGAATTGCACTTGAAAAGGTCTTTTCAACAGGTGGGGTTGTAAGAACGCCACGAAAGAAGCAAAATGGTAGTATTACTCAAGGCATTATGGTAAGTCCTGAAGGCACTGTCCCCGCCATTGATGTTAAAAAAGTTGCTGAAAGGGGGCTAAGAAAGAAAAAATCATGGAAGACCCGATGACACAAAATTTACCTTCAAAAGATGAATTTGGACAAACTGTTTTGTCGCCTCGTAAGGACTATGAGCAAGTAATTACGGTGCTTCTTTCAAACAACTCACCACAAATTAGAAAAGACTTGCATTGCATAAATTGTGGAAGGATTGTTGCCCAATACTACAGTGAGGCTCGTGTTATTATTATTGGTGAAATGCGTGAAGTTTCACGTCCCGTTGACATAATGTGTAGTAGGAATGGATGCAAAATTTTGTATCGCATAGGATAATTTTATGAAAATAAACCAACAAACCACTGCTGATGATTTAGAGCGAAAAACAGGGCTTATTGATACGGGTGCTTCTGGTGAAGATGAGCCATTAGCATTGGGGATTAGTGATGAAGCGGTACTTAGAATTATTGGAAAACAAGTTGAAGAAGGTGAGGCTTACTGGAACACAGAATTGAACCTTGATGAAGTCAGGTTGACCTCAGAAAAATACTACATTGGTGACACTTACAAAGAAGAGGACTTGTACGATTTTCAAATTCCTTATAAAAACAATC